GCTACCGCCGCTTCTTCGAAGAGCACGGCTACATCGTCACCGTGCTGTCCGTCAAGCCCCGCACCATGTATGCCCAAGGGCTGCCTCGTACGTGGTCCCGTCGCACGAAAGAGGACTACTTTCAGAAGGAGCTGCAACACATCGGCCAGCAAGAGGTCTATAACCGCGAGATCTACCTTCCTGGTGCGTCCCCGTCGGGCGTGTTTGGCTATCAGGATCGGTACGACGAGTACCGCCGCACTGAGTCTGGCATTGCCGGTCAGTTCCGCTCCACGCTCGACTTCTGGCACTACGCCCGCCTTTTCGGCTCCGCTCCCACGCTCAACTCCGACTTCATCCGCTCGGAGCCCACGAAGCGCGTCAACGCTGTTCAGTCAGAGGACGTCCTGTGGATCATGGCCAACCACTCCATGCAAGCGCGTCGTCTCGTCGCCGCTAAGGCAAATTCCTTCATCAGCTGAGGTCAAACATGGCACTCGACCCAACCACCGGGTGGGAAATCCCCGACCCCACTCCCCTCGCTCGAGCTGTGCGCTTCACCAAGCCTCCCACTCTCGAGGAGATCGTCCAACGCACCATTCGTGGCGCTCTCTCCCGTCATGCCGCTGAACAGGGCCACGAGTCCTTCGACGAGGCAAACGACTTCAACGTCGACGAGGACGGCCACGAGTTCCGGTCCGATCACGAGTTTTCAGAGCAGGACGAAGAAGACCTGCGCATCTGGAAGGAATCGCAACGTGTCAAGCGGAAAAACCCTCCCGCCGCAGCTCCCGCTGTGGCAGGACCCCCCGTCGCTGCCCCCGCTCCCGCCCCCGTCGCAGCTGCCCCCGCCGCCCCCCCGCCGTCGCCTTCTTGATGGCGAATTCTGCGGCCGCTGCGCACCTGGGCTATTCATCGCAGGCCGGTGGACTCCGATAGCTGCCCCCGGCCTGTGTTCGTGTCCCACGTGACCCCCTTGCACAGTACGCATCCTTGATGTGTACTGTGCTAACTGACAGCAAAGCATGGCAAAGAAACGTTCACGTCCCCCCGGGCGCGATGCCTCTGACATCGCTAGGGACCCCGCGTCCCTGCTCGGGGAACCGCCTCAATCTGTCAGTGCCCCCCACTGGTCACGCTGGCTCACCCCCTGGTCCGATCTCCACCGGGACCCGTTCCAACTCCGGGACGTCGAGGATCGTCGGACCTGGTATCCCTCCCCGTATCCAACCGACTGGATGCCCGCCAGAAGGCTCGGCGGGCTCCCGGCTCGTCTGGAGTACTCCCCTCCCCGGAAAAATCGCTCCACGGCCCGTCCTGGAGCCTTCCCGGGCCCCTCAATCCGCTTCCAATCCCCCCGCGAGGTCGTCGTATGCGCAAAACGCAAGACCCGGCGCGAGGTTCTCGCCGCCCGTGGCCGTTTCGGGCGGAAGACCCGTCCCCCCCGCCGGTCGATCTACTCATCAATCCACTGCACGAGGTAAACCTATGTGGCCCGCACTCGCCAGTCTTGCCAGCTCAATCATCGGAGCTGGCGTTGCCGCCGACTCCGCAAGTTCCAACCGCTACATGCAGCGAGAGTTCGCGCAGAAGGGCATTCAATGGAAAGTCGCTGACGCAAAAGCAGCTGGAATCCATCCTCTGTACGCGTTGGGCGCGCAAACCCACTCTTTCCAACCTGTGTCGGCAGGCGACCTTTCTTCTTCTCTGTCTGATGCTGGCCAGCATCTGGGGCGCGCCGTGGACGCCGGTCTGAACTCCGGCCAACGCAAGCAACAAGAGCTCCAACTCCTGGAAGACCGTTCACGAGCTCGTCGTATGGACGAGCTCCGCATCCAGGAACAGGAGATCAAGAACATGCTCCTCACCACTGAGTTGATGGGCATGAGTCGTCGCCAGGAGAATCAACCGCCGATCCCCTCGCCGGACAACGCTGGCTCTGGCGTCTTCACCCTTCTACCTGGTCAAAACTCCCCGCGCCTCAAACCTGATCAGGTGCGTCTCAAACCCTCGGAGATCATCAGTCATCAATCCACCCGGCCCCACGTCGAGGCCGGTACTCACCCCGCTCTGTCCGAATACCGGATGGCCGATGGCCGAACCGTCATGCTCCCCTCGGAAAAGGCCGCTGAAGCTATGGAATCCATGCCCCTCGCTGGCTGGATGCTCATGGGCGATCACTACTGGCGCGAGCTCAAAGACAAGCCGTACCCCAAATTCGACTGGCAACGCGCTGGTAATTGGGTCCGGTCGAAGATTCCCCGCGATTGGTATCGCCGGGGCAACCCCGCCCGCTAGGGCATTCAACTAGGAGATGTCATGTTCCGTCGTCGTCGTTCCTCGCGTATGCGTCCCCGTCGTGCCGCTCGTCGTCGCTTTACCGGTCGCCGTCGTGGCTCGCTCAATCAGCGCGTCGGCTTCCGCATGTAGTGCTGTGCAAGAAGCCTTACTCGGCTGGACTGGCTGCATTCGGGTGCGGCCAGTGCCTCCCCTGTCGGATGAACCGCCGCCGCGTGTGGACTCACCGGATGTTGCTTGAGAGCTACCTGCATTCTCGATCGACGTTCGTAACCCTCACGTACTCTCCCGAGAAACTCCCGCCTGGTGGAAGTCTTCAACCCCGTGACCTGGTGCTATTCCTCAAGCGCTTGCGCTTCAATATCAGGCCCATCAAGGTCCGGTATTTCGGCGTTGGCGAATATGGCGAAGAGACTTGGCGCCCGCACTATCACCTTGCTCTGTTCGGTATTGGCCGCGAGGCTCAACCTGACATTGAAAAGGCCTGGTCACTCGGCCTGGTGCATTGTGGTGATCTCACCGTGAAGTCTGCTCAATATGTCGCTGGCTACGTCACCAAGAAAATGACTGCTATCGATGATCCCCGGCTTAACGGCAAACATCCCGAATTCGCTCGCATGTCGAGAAACCCCGGTATCGGAGCTCAGGCTGTGGAAGTTATTGCAGCCACTCTGAATGATCGTGAAGGCTGTAAGCAGATAGGCCGTGAAGGCGATGTCCCTTCCGTGCTGCGTCATGGGAAAACCAAGATGCCGCTTGGCAGATACCTAAAGGAGAAACTCCGTGACTCTCTCGGGTTCGACGAAAAAACACTACCCGAGGGGAAATTTCTTCAATGGATCGAGGAAATGCGTGCTGTGCAGGAAACTGCGAAAAGTTCTGGCACGTCGTTCCGTCGTGAATTGGTGGAAGATCAGAAGATTCTGAACCTTGAAACCCGCGCCAATATCTGGCGCAAGAAGGAAACACTATGAAGCGTTCCAAGTTCTCCCTCTCGAACTACAAGCTGCTGACCTGTGACATGGGCGAGCTCGTCCCCATCGGTCTGACAGAGGTACTCCCCGGCGATTCCGTGCAGCACGCGACATCGTTGCTGCTCCGTGTCTCCCCGCTGCTGGCTCCCGTCATGCACCCCGTGCAGGTGCGCGTGCATCACTGGTACGTCCCTCATCGCATCATTTGGGACGGCTGGGAAAACTTCATCACCGGTGGTCCCGATGGCGAAGATGAAACTGTCCACCCGACTATCGACTTCGGCGAAGCTGGCGTGGCTGAAGGCTCCCTTGCTGATTACCTGGGCCTGCCTCCCATGGCCGACTACGGCGGCGCTGGTGTGCGAGCTGTCAACGCTCTTCCGTTCCGCGCCTACTCCCTGATCTGGAATGAGTTCTACCGCGATCAGGACCTGCAAGACCCTCTGGATGTGTTCACCGGTTCCGGTCCCGATGAGGTCACCAATACCGTTCTGCAGAACGTGGCCTGGGAAAAGGACTACTTCACCTCCGCGCGGCCGTGGACCCAAAAAGGTCCGGAAGTCACTGTGCCGTTCGGCTCGTTCGCTCCCGTGCAAACCACCGGCGCTCAGGTCGAGTTCCGCAACACCGCTGAAGCCTCCGTGGGCGCCAACTGGGGCCAGATTGGCACCGAGTACGCCATTCAGGGCATCGATGAAGAAGGCCGCGATCTGATCTTCGGTGACGTTACTGGCCTGTTCACCGATCTCTCGTCCGCAACTGCTGTGGGTGTCAACGCTCTGCGGGAAGCCTTCGCTCTGCAACGCTACGCGGAAGCCCGTGCGCGCTACGGCTCTCGGTATACCGAGTACCTGCGTTACCTGGGCGTCAAGTCCTCCGACGCCCGTCTGCAACGTCCCGAGTACCTGGGTGGTGGAAAGCAAACCATCCAATTTTCAGAGGTACTTCAGTCCTCGCCCGACGACACGGACCCCGATACCGGCGTCGGCGTCATGCGTGGTCATGGCATCGCTGCGATGCGCTCCAACCGCTACCGCCGCTTCTTCGAAGAACACGGCTACATCGTCACCGTGCTGTCCGTCAAGCCCCGCACCATGTATGCCCAAGGGCTGCCTCGTACGTGGTCCCGTCGCACGAAGGAAGACTACTT